GAATGTTTATCGTTATCCAGCAGACGCAAAGGCAGGATATGTAACATGGGATCAGGCTATTGACAATCTTAAGTTTCAGACTGACACGATCCGCAAGGAATTTTTCGAGCAATGTCAACTCCCAGATATATCATTCGAGAACATGAAGGCTGTTCCAATGTCGGCCGACAGTCGGAAGATGATTCTTGCCGATGCACAACTAAAGGTAACAGAAGAAGAGGGTACATGGCTTGACGCCTTCGATCGTGAAAACAACGTCCTTCGTGCCTTTATCGGAACAATATGGACTAACCTCGCTGATGCTGCCAATTCACTACAGATTGACACAAAGATAACCCCTTATTCTCTTGAATCTGATTCTGACAACATCGATAACGGGACAAAGGCATGTGGTAATCAGGCGATAATGTCACAAAAGAGCGCAATACAACGTTACACAGACATCTCTGATCCGGATGCAGAATTGAAACAGATTCAGGATGAGGAAAATCAGAGAAACACATCGTTACTCGAAAATTCTACTATATAATTGTCATGATTATTTTTGACAGAGATAATAAATTCGACAAAAAGCAACGTGCCAATATCAACGCATTACAGAAAAAGATAAAGGCATTGTTCGATGATTTCAACGCTGAGGCAATACGGTTAGGTGTTGCGTCTAAATTCACAAGCGAGACGGCTATGTTCTCATTCGCGGATTACCCGGCGTTGAATAAGAAGGTCAACGCACTGATGGAATCTTTGTCTGATGCGATGGTTGATGCTATAACTGTCAACGAACAGACCGCATTTGAGTTGTCTGACACAAAAAACACATACTTGATTGATACGTATGCTGCTCTTAGCCCTGAAATTGCAAATAAGGTAACGGATGCATCATCCATTTTCGGTCATAGAGCTATCACGACTATGAAGCAACGTAATCTCGAAGCATGGAGTTCGTTTCAGGACAGGAAAGTAAACGGACTGGACCTGTCCGGACGTATATGGTCAGTGGTAAAGCAGGCAAAGACAGAAGTAGAGCTAACACTTGATACCGGACTTGCAAACGGTGATTCGGCGGCACAGATGGCCCGTGACATCAAACAGTATCTCGTTCAACCTGACAAACTATTCCGTCGTGTCAGGGATAAGCACGGCAATTTGAAACTATCAAAACCAGCTAAAGCATATCATCCAGGGCATGGTATTTATCGTTCGTCATACCGTAATGCACTCCGCCTTGCCGGTACCGAAACGAATATAGCTTATCATACGGCGGATTATAATAGTTGGCTTAATAATATGCTTGTTATCGGTATAAAGGTTATTACGTCCCCGACAAACCACGTCGTTGAAGATATATGTGATGAACTTGCCGGTATATATCCTAAAGACTTTGAATTCGTAGGATGGCACCCGTCTTGCCGATGCCAGGCTTTGGCTATAACGCCCGGAAATGGTTCTGATTGGAAAAATTTCATCAACAGTGGGTGCCCTAGTGATTATAATTTTGATGGTACAGTTAATAACCTCCCATCTAATTTCACGGGTTGGATTGACAAAAACACGGAACGTATCGATGGCATGAAAAAACGAGGAACTTTGCCATATTTCATTAAGCAAAATTCCTCGTTGATAAAAGGTAGGTGACTATAAATCAATCTCCTTTTCTTCAAAGCAAACTATATTCTCTCCTGTGTCATCGAAGATGGCATTTTGGAGTTCGTGCATACAGGTAACTTCCTTTCCTTTGTATAGATAAACTCCTTCTTTTTCCTTTTTAAGAACTCCTTCTTTGAACTTAAAGTTGGATAAATAGCTGTCACTTAGAGGAAATGGAAATAGATACTTATTATCTATTAGCACCATTACATCCACGGCATAGATCGCCTCATTCCAATGCAGCAATACACGATCGCCGATGACTTTATTTACAACGGCCCCAAAATCGTGAAATCTTTCATTTTTGTCTGGCGTAAAGAACACCAAATCATTTCTTCTTAATTTTTTTACATCTATCATAATTACTCTCCTTTCTTTTTATCTACATTTTCTTCAATCTGTATTTTTCCCGAGTAAGTAATATCACCGTTTTTCTCCCTCTTTTCCTTATAATCTACGAATTTATCGAAATTGTAAATCAGAAATTGGGATATTGATTCGATGACATCAAGTTTAGCCTTTGATATTTTTACTATTCTGCTCTCAATGATACCATCTTTGTGAGGGAAATTTACTGTTCTTTCAACAAGATCAAGTTGATCTCCATGCTTTGTATATGCACATCCAATTTTCATCATAATTTTAATCTTCCTGTATTTTCTTTGACATTAAGAACGTTCCGTCATCATATTTCTCAACTATTTTATAGCCACGTTTCTTATACCAATTTACAAGATTTTCGTCTACCACCCAAAGTTGAATTTTCGTGGCATTGTTCTTCATAGCCGAAAGTTCTGCAAGTCTAAGTATTTCAGTCCCCAATCCCCTATTTCTGTAATTTGGGAGAACATCCAAATCATATATGTTAGCCATCATATAAAGAAGGGTATAGGCAATATGTGACAATCCTTTTGTGGATTCCATCGCACGATAATATATAATACCGTTTCTTTCAAATGTCATTTCTACATATTTATTCTTCATATTATATCTCCTTTTTATTTGTTGTTTCATGTTTCTTTTTCTGATTGTTAATGCAAACCGCAATAACACACTCTGTGATGATTTTAACAACTGCCTTGCGACCGGAGTATGATAACGATGATCTCTAAATTCCTGTGACTTAATTACTTCTTTTGTTTCCATAATTATTGCTTATTAGTCTGATTTTTGTTCTCTAAAATTGCTTCCATGATTTTACCGGCTACATATCCTGAAATATAACTATTGACCTCCGTGTCTGGACTTTTTATTCCTATATCCTCTTGTAAAAAGTCAGATATATGTCCCGATTCATGCGTTATTAGTTCGACAAGTTTTGGAAGGTCATTATCTGCCTTATATTCACCGAATATAAAAATCAGATACCCTTGGTTATTTGTCTTTGCATCAGATACACGTATCACATTTCCATTAGCCCTATCTATACATTCATTGTAATCAGATACCCGAAATGTGTCATATCCATCCTGATTACTATTGTAAATCAGAAATCTGTCCTTAACCTCATCGTATGTCGGATTAAGGATAATCCAAAACATCCGTGGAAAAATCGTTAAATCATATTCTTTGATCATAATTAGTTATTTTTATTTACCTTAAACTTATCACAAAACTCAAGAATCCGTAGAATATCCTCTTGAAAGTCAATAACCTGCTTATCAGATATATTCTTTTTTGCTTCTGAAACTACAAACCTCTGATACATAATAATATCCTCAAGAGTATTTACCGTTTCCAATTTTAACTGCTTCATAACTATCTGTAATTATAAATTTTATTTTTAACCCCTTCACGCCTTGCAATAGATGCAAGCATACACAAATCAGATGAATTGTAAGTCGGAATACAGAGTGGCCTTACTATCTCAATTATCTTTCCTTCATCATATTCAAGGAGTCCCCAATTTTCTGGTATTTCTTCTGGTTTAAGCAACCCTGTTGGTGTAAGATAATATCTGTAATTTCCGCACGCATCTTCTTTGTTCTTTCGACAAACCTTATTCTTATCCCTTAAAAAGTCAGAACGACTTACCTTGACTTCTATAATAGATGTATCACACCCGCTTGTCCCCCATACGTCTGCATGGTCTGCCCCGTATGATTCAAGTTCAACGGCGACTATCTTATCATAGTTTATCCATTTGCCGTTCCTGTCTTTCTTTATGTCTTTGTGAAGCCATTTAGCTCCTTCAATACATAATTTATAATGTAAAGAATTAGTAGCACTCATATTAATTCAACTTTAATGTGTATTTTCTTTCCTTCTTCATATAATTTGTATTGATTTTTACACAATAACTTCCCTTCTTCTTGCTGAAAATCATGGCATTTCTTCCTTCCACATGAGCATTTAGTTATACATGCTCCAAGAACATTGCAAAATACTATTCCTCTATAATCACTTCGTTTAGCTTCATATAGAGTGCTAATTCCGTACATTTTGTAATACCACATAGGTTTTGGATATGAAAGACCATCACTTTCGGGTTTTTCTTCGGGGAAATATAACTTTTCTTTGTGTTTCATAATTTTATTTTTTAAACAATTGTTCTTTTGCCCAGTTAAGTTCCCGGATGAATTCCTTTCTTGTCAAAACCGTCTTGTGTCCATCATCCTTTCCAATAGAATGCGTGAAAACAGCATCTTTGCCTGCTGCCTTAATAGCCATTCTGAATGAATCTGATTGTTCAGTCATACAATCATAAGCCCTGTGAATCAGATTGGTATATTCATCGGAACTCCTTTTAATTTCTTTTCCTCTCCAAAAAAGTATCTGTGTTTTCCACCATTTCTTTTTCTTTCCTTTAAATTTTGCTGCTTTTCCAATTAAAAGGCAAACTTCTTTCTGCATATCTGGAGATTTGAATTTCAAAGATTGCAGAAATCCTTCCATTGAATTACATTGAATGCCATCTATAATAAACCGATGTCCTGCAAAATTACTCAAGGCACATCCAGGATAATTATCATTGCTGCCAATATCCATAATTCATTTAATTAATTACCTTTTTATTTACCTCGACAAAATGTTCATAGCTCTTCTTCCTACGCTTAGCCTTAATCTCTTCCTTGTGAGAATCACGGTATGTTTTTGCCTGTACAAGGCGTTCAGCCCTGTTCCGAATATACCGCTCGTGGTCTAACCGCTTTCGCCTCAGAGAGGATAATTCAGTATTAATCATATATTCTTTCTCCTATATGCAAGATAAGCACATGATAATCAGGAGCACCCCATGAACGCTTACCCACACCAACAGAAAGTCTATTCAACTTGAATAGCATGGTACGTTTAGTATAGCCATATCTGAAACGAACGGCATCATAATCAGTAGGATAGTCTCTTTCTAAATAGATGTAAGATGAAAAATCATATCCTGGCTTATTTGTTATGATAGAGCTCCAGTCAATCAACCTGTTAGTCCAGTATGGTTTAATTTCACGGTATTCTTCAGTCTTGATGCCAGATTCAATCATCTGATACCACTGTTTCTTTAAAGGCAAATCAAGTATTTTCATAATCGTTCATCTTAATTGGTTTAAACGTTCCATATACCAATCAAATTTAGCACTTATCCTTCCGTAATAAGAGTCATAAATCATCCTATTATATTCAGCCCTTTCAGATCCTACAAAGAAACTATTACATTTAAATTCATAAAAATCATTCAGATTCTCTAACTCGTTTGAAAAGTATTCGGCTCTTTCTTTATAATATCCCTTAGAAAGTATCTTTTTCCGTAGCTTTTTTATTGTTCTTGCTTTCATATCTATTTTCCTGTATTAAATTATGATGCTTTGCGAAAAGACATGGAGTCTTACCATCAGAACGTAGACCATTACAATCATCAGTGCAATCAACTCCACAATCATACTTTTTTAAGCATGTGCCCCAAAGTGATGATCCACATCCGTCTTCATCTTTTCCGTACCAATGGCAATCTTCGAAAGTCTTACTCTTGTTATATTTCCTATGATGCAATACCGCATCAGGGAATAGTTCTTGTTGCTTCATTCTTTGTCTCCTTATTCTTTCTTTGTTCGATAATCCTTAACTGCTCCTCAATCTGTTCTGTTGTTTTCTTTTCAAATTTAGGACAATGATCAAACCCTTTTATCAAAAGCAAGACCGGCATCATAAGGTTTATCTTACAACCCCGACCATAAGCGTCTGAATAGGTACAGTCATAACAATAGTAATCATTTACGTCAAATGCAGCCATGATTATTTTTCCGTTGTAAAAATTCCTTTGATATAACACACTTTCTCCCTATGTGCATATTACCCGGACAAATGCGGGCTTTCCAGAGCGTCGAAAGATTGCATCCTATCTCATCGACTGTGAAACTATCATAAATGGCAGCCAGAGACCCGAAATAGAACACGGTATTTCCATCATTATGCGGCGGATGATAGAATACAACCCTCGTTACTGTAGCACTTTTCTTCTTTTTTGTTGTTTTCATGTCTTAATTAATGTAAATTATGCGCTTATTATATAAACGTCACAAATATACGTGTTATTTTAAAATAACATACCTTTTTATGCAGTTTTTGTATAAAATTTGCTTGCATTAAAGTATTTTAAAAGTATAATTTACATAAAATCATGCTAAATAAGCGTTTATGATATAAGCGTTTATAATATTTGTGAGTATATTTGGTCTATTATTTTTAACATTTAAGAATTAATAGACATGTCACTTAAACGAAAAACATTAGACGCTCTTAAGGCCAAGGATGACCTGAAAACGTTAGATGAAAAAATCTTAAACAGGATAGCCCTTGTTGCGGTAAAAACTGGAAAGATAAAGACAGAGGATGAGATAGAACAGTATGTTGGTGATCTCACACTCAACGAGGCAGTTGGTATTTATGCCGATAGTAGATCAACTGAGGCAACCCAAACCTTCAAGACCAACTATGAAAAGAAATACAACCTGAAAGACGGAAAATCGTTGACAGCGCACGAATCAGAGGGAACCGAAGAGGAACCAACCGAGGAAACCGAAGAGGAAGGCGGCGAAGGGGACAAAGGCGGCGGAAAAGGGAAGAAAAAGGGAGAAGGCGATAAAGGGAATCAGCCGGACACCGAAAAAGTACCAAAGTACGTGAAAACGATGATGGCTGGAATGAAGGCAATGCAAGATGAACTTGCCGGACTAAAGGCCGAACGCACAGCCGGTACCCGTAAGGAACAGTTTGAGCAAGCAATTGCCGAGGCTGGTCCGAAACTGCAGGAACGATTGAGACGTGCCTACAAGCGGATGACATTCAAGGACGATGATGATTTCAAATCATACCTAGATGAGGTCGGGGATGATATTGATGAATCACCGGAGGAGACCGGAACGGACGAAAGCGGGCAGCAGCAACCGGTTCCGGGAGGTGCCGTAATCGTAGGCGGAAATGTAAAGCCCGCAAATATTATCAGCAGGCCCAAGGGCGGAATGCGGACACCACCGGCTTACAAACCTAATCCGGAGGTGCAGCGGAGGGTTGACGCACGAAAGAACGTGCAACCAGCCGTGGATCCTATTCAGGGTCTTCCAAAAAACAACCTTGCCCAACCGACTAACAATTAAAAGAAAGGAAAAAGATGAATAATACATTTCAATATGTAGCAGCCGAAAATCCCGATCCAATCAGGATTGAGAAATCCGTTGCAGGCAGTCAGGGACTTATTGTTGATCCCGGATTCGACGCAGCAGAATCAACGGCCGTTGCATTGGATGCGGACGGATACCGGTACGATGTCATCAAGGGTTATCGTCTCGTTGCAGCAGTTGCTCAATCAGACACGACAATCAAGATAGCAAAAGGGAGCGGTATCGCCAAAGGTGATTTTTTGGGCTATGGCACTTTAGCCGTAGCGTGTACGGCAGTAGATCAGTCTAATGCCGACTATGATCTCGTTACGGTCACGATGGGTATTGCCATCGCAGCCGGTGAAGTGCTCTATCAGGCTTCGGCAGCATCGGCAGATGCGGCACAGATTATCCAGACCCCTGTTTATGTCCTCGGTACTCCCGTGGACGGTGGAAACGGTGATCAGGAGGCAGCATTGATAGCAATAGGCACATTGAGAAAAGAAACATGCTGTATCGGAAAAGATGTGGCAGCTAAATTGGGAACCATTAAATTAGTATAGAAATGGGAAATATGTATAAACCGCTCTTTGACCTTGATCAAAGAGACGTACAATTGGAGGTCAACTCCTATCAACCAGGATTAGGGCTGGCATGGCGCCAGCTATTCCCCCTCAAATATACCCCTAAGTTCGATTTGAAGGGCATTGAGGGCGATGAGGGAATCCCAGTATCAGCCGACCGTGTGGCATTCAGTGTGTCAGCTCCATTGAAAACCCGTAAAAAGGTAGGTACATGGAACGGGGAATTACATAAGATTTCGATCGGAAGAATCAAAGATGAAAAGGCCATCAACAACTACAGAGACCTTAAAGCTATTGCAGCAGCAAATCCAACAGATGTAGCAACCGCTCAATATCTCGTTGATATGGTCTTTGATGACATTAAATTTTGCAACGATGGCATGGACTATCGTGTTGAAGCAGATTCTATGCGAATTGGATCGTCAGGACAACTTGCAATGAGCAAAACATTTGACGGTGAAATGGCATCCGAGGACACTATCAATTTCAATGTACCTACTGATCAGTTTGTCGGTGCAAATACTATCTGGTCTAATTCCGCCACCGCAGACGGTTTAGGAGACATAATTGCGGCACAAAAGCAGATTGCTAAGAAAGGAGTTCAGAAGCCTATGTTCGCGATCATGGATCAGGTGGCCTTCGACTATCTTTCATCTCAGACTAAGACCGCAACACGTATTGCATCAGCACTGGCCAAGGCAACCGGTCTTGATGTGACTACCGAGGTAGACATTGACGGTATCAATGCTTATATGCGCAAGCATAATTATCCTCAGATATTGGTCATTGACCCGTATGTAACGATTGAGGATAAGGACGGGAAAAAGCATACCGAGAAACCTTGGAATACCAACGTTGTAACTCTTACCCCTACCGCACAGCTAGGATGGACCTATTATAAACCTGTTCCAATCGTCAACGGAACGGCAGCAGTACAGACACAGGGGACTTATTACAAGATTACAGTTTCATCTGATGTCGATCCTATGCAGGAAAAGACAATCGGTGAAGCGTATGTACAGCCGGCACTTATTAACCGTGCGTCTCTGGTATTTCTGAATACCCTTAAGACGACATGGAATGGTGGCGCATCTTAAATGATTGAACTATGACTGTGAAAGATTCACTTTCCGGAATAACAAACTATCCAATACCCCCGACGGTCATTGAAAATGCCGTCGAGGATAACGGATTGGACGATACGGCAATAGCAACGCAGGAAGTCCGTGCAAGCAAGACATATCAACTGGCACTTGCGGAAGTATATGATTTCCTGGCAACCGCTCCTACAGTACAACAATCGGGCGTTGTAATCACTATCAGTGACAGCCAACGCCTGATATATTCCGATAAGGCACAATCGATAAGGTCTAAGTTTGATGTTGACAGTGATACGGTGTATGGTTATCAAGGTAATAATCTATGTTAGCTAATATCGATGGTTATATAGTACCGGTGTCAACGACCGGGGGCGGTCAGGATGATGATGGGAATCCCATTCCTGTTGCCGATACCGATAGTGATCCGGTAAGTTGCTATTTCAATACTAATAAGTATGAGCATAACGGGACTTATGACGGTGGTAAATTTACCGTCGCAAGTTTCTATATATTCATTGACGGAGGCGCAGAGGTTACTTACAAAAAACTCAAGCTGTTTGACAAATCCGGCAGGCAGATAGGTAGTAGCACCTTTGAAATACAGAATGTACAATATCTCGATGTTACCGGTTGCACGAAAATCACAATCTGAATATTATGCCAATAACGGTTGAAATGAACGGAAAGCCGTTCGGTGAATGGCTGAATGCCAGAATCGAAGGCAAAGAAAGGCAGATTATAGCAATCCTAGAAAAGGTTGGTATTGACTGTCTGTCAGAAGCACGTTCAGTAAGGAGCTATAAGGATCGGACGGGTAACCTTCGTTCTTCAACCGGTTTTGCGGTCGTATTCAAAGGACAGGTCGTGAACCAAAGTAATTTCGATGCGGTATCCGTTCCTCCAGGGACAATACAGGAGGACGTAAAGGATAAGAACGGAAATATATCTAAGGCTAATGTCAAGATCGGCGGTGATGGTTCGCAAGGTGTTCAATCCGGTAAAGAATTACTCGAATCACTTTGCTCACAGGAATCCGGTACGGCACTGATATTCGTAGCCGGAATGAACTATGCAAAGTACGTTGAAGCTAAAAAGTTCGATGTATTGGAAAGTGCCGGTGAACTGGCAAGAAAACAAATAAAAAATGAATTGAACACGATTTTTAAAGACTAAATAGGAATGACAAAATATGCAACTTCATCAGATATTTTAGAGGACCTTTATCACGTTCTTAAACCGTTTCTCGCTGCTAAAATCAGTGGCACGGTTTATTATCCTGACAGTCGTCCCCTGAACTCAACACTTGAAGATGCAGTAATAGGATTTTCAAACGGTGATGCGGAACAGATTCAGACTGGAGACCTTCACGTTAATGTGTTCGTCCCCGATATTGACAACGGTTCAGGCACAAAGGTACCGAACACCGGCCGATTGCATACGATAGCCGGTTACGGTGATGACATTATAGATGATCTCAACACAACATACGTTGATGACTATCTATTCAAACTAAGCAAGGCAACGGATTTCTTTGCGGAAACAAGTACGCAGGAGCATTTTGTCGCCTTTTACATCAATTTTCAAAGAAAAACATTTTAAATTTTAAAGATTATGGCAGATGCAAATGCAAAATTAATAATGGCATGGTCTAAATGCGCAATCACAATAGGTGCAACCGGAGCATCAGATGCAATGGGATCATCTCTGGTCAACATCGGGACTATCAAGGATAAGTCCACGACACTGGAATCAACTGACGGAGATGAACTGAAAGCAGTGGCAACAGGCGGCAATATTGTAGGCGAGGATCACTTAGACGGAACAGTCCTTTTGAAGACAACCGTCATGGAGCCAACTGATGCCCTGTATACACTATTGGGACTTGGCGAGGTCAACGCAACCGACAACGGATTCGACGTAAAGACGCACGTTGCCGTGGGTGATTTCTCTGCTCAGGTAGACCCGAATAATGTCGGGGCAAGAGGTATCAAGGCACCTTTGTGCCACATCGTTACAAAGCCGTCCTTCGCAGAGGATGCCGGCAATGCGATTGACCTTGAAATAACAATCCTCAAAAGCGTTATTACCGGTCTTTGGTACAAACGATACACAAAGGCAGCACCGGCATCGGCAGGAGCTTAATTATCCATAATAATAAGTGCTGATAGCTATCGTCCAAAATGATTAGGGCACCGTACGGGAGCGTACGGATATTGGAGTTCGATTCTCCATAGCTATCCTATTTTATAAAAACATTAAAACACATTATTATGGATCATCGCAAAAAGACAATAGAGGAGCGTACCGGCGATGCTGTTTTACAGACATCACAGACCATACAATTAGGCGGCAAGACCTACGAGGTTGCTAAGCCGACGGTCGCAACGGTTATACGCCTGTCTGAACTCACTTCACATCTTACGGATGCGAAGATAGGGAAGGACACAAAGATTCTTTCCTATGTTCTCGAAAACGCCAAAGACTGTACCGTTATCGGGGAGATAATAGCCACGCTTATCTGTGGCTATCATAAAATCACAAAGAGGCCTTTCCTAGGACTATTCAAAAAGAGAATCAACCCTGTCAAAAAACTTTCCAGGACAATACTCGAACAGTGTTCACCGGCTGAACTGAATGCTGCCGTTGTCAAGTTGCTCGGGATGCAGCAGATAGCTTTTTTTTTCTCAACTATAACTTCCCTGCGAGAAAAAAATATTCTAAAGCCGACGAAGAAAAAAGACGAAAAAACGGAGAATTGAACGATAGTATCTGGGCGGTTGTCCTCGGCGCATCGAAAAACCTCGGCGTAACACCCGACTATATCCTTTACGGCATGACATACGAAAATCTGATACTCTACAGCATGACCATACCGGAAATGGATTTTGATAAGGATAAAAAGAAAGAAAATGACAGATGGACGGAAGAATGCGACCGTTTGGACGCAAACGTACCGGACAATAAAAATATAGGATAATATGGCAGACGACGACGGATCATTAATGTTTAAGATTGGCCTTGATGCGGGACAGATGAAAGTCCAACTTCAGGACGCAAATGGTCAATGGCAGGACTTCGTTGCAGGAGTGCAAAAAGGAGGGACGGTTGTTGATTCGTCGGTTAATACGGCCGGTAATTCATTCAAGAAACTTAACGACGACATCAATTCGCAGATGGCTGGAATAAACTCTACCATGTCACAGTTCAAGGGATTGGTCGCAGGGTATTTCTCCGTTGACGCGATGAAGCATTTCGTCGATGAGGTAATCCATGTCCGGGGGGAAATGGAGAGCCTTCAGGTAACGCTTGAAACGTTGACAGGAAGTAAAGCCGTCGGCAGCAATATGTTCAAGCAGTTCGAGGAATATTCCTACAAAACCCCTTTGCTTGTTACCGACTTTGCGAATGCTGCCAAGACCATGCTCGCGTACGGCATGGATACACAGCAGATCATGCCGACAATCAAGGAACTGGGTGATGTCTCTATGGGTAATAGCGAAAAGTTGCAATCGCTGGCTATGTCCTTCGGACGTGTTTCATCAGAAGGGTCTATGTCTGCACGCGAACTTCGGGAAATGATTTTTGCCGGATTCAATCCATTGAAAATCATATCCGAACAGACGGGTAAGTCGATGGCGGATTTGAAAAAAGAAATGGCAAGCGGTGGGATAACGGCCGCACAGGTTGCTGATGCCTTCAAGGTTGCAACGAGCAAGGGCGGTCAGTTCTATCAGATGGCAGAGAAACAGTCAAAGACCGTCGGCGGCGCAATGTCAAATCTTAAGGCTACAATAGAAGCTAATCTGAATGCAATAGGTACGAGCAACGAAGGTTTGATTATGAACGGCATTCACGATGTATCGTCGTTGGTAAGCCACTATGAGCAGATTGGAGAGGTTCTCGCAGGGCTGATTGCTACCTATGGAGCATACAAGGCTGCCGTTATGGTCGTGACAGCAGTTCAAAGTCTTGCAACAGAGGGGATAGGCGCCATGAATATGGCCATGCGCATACATTATGCATGGATCGTTATTACAGAAAAGGCACAGTCTTTACTCAACAAGACCATGCTTGCCAACCCTTACGTCCTCGCCGCTACTGCCATTACAGCTATGAGTGCGGCCCTTATTGTCTCTGCCACTGATGCAGATAAGGCTGATTCAGGCATAAAGGCATATAAAAAGGAGGTTGAACAGGCTACACAGGCAGAGCAAGATCATAAAGAGAAGATAAACAATCTAATATCTGTTGCAGAGGACGAACAGTCATCGACTGATGACCGTCGAAAGGCTCTTATACGACTTGAGACAGCCTATCCGGGTATCTTCAAAAAATATAAGACCGAGGAAGATATGTTACGCAATATCCTGAAAATAAAGCAGGAGATAGCGGCCGAAGATGATCGGCGGGCTGGCGCCAAATCAAGACAGGATTTATCGGATATAAATAATAAGATAAAAAAGGAAAGGAAGGCAATTACAGATGCCACCCTTCATGGGGGCGGTCAGGGAGTTCTGGCAATGCGGAATCAGTTGGACTCTGATTTAAAAAAACAGGCATTGATGCAGAAGGGACTTTCTGAAAAGCAAAGAGAAAATGTCATGTCGAATCTCAGTGGCTATTCGATGACAACGCTGAAAAAGGAATATTCCGCCCGCGTGAGGGCTGGAAGGAGAGCCAGAAATTCGCAGAAGTTAGGCGGCAAGATTCGGTCCGTACGGATAACAAACGGCATTGCGCCCGGATGGAAATCATTGGATATGAATGATGAGGAGACACAGGCCATTGCCCGTGAAATCAATAGTCGCGGGGCAGGCCATCCGACATATAGATCTGATTCCAAAAAGGCATTGATCCATTGGGAAAAAACAAAAGCAAGACTTAAGAAATTGCAAAACAGTGCCACCGCAACTACCAAGCAGGTACAGGACGCAATGAAAGATGTACAGTCGGCTTCCGAGGATTACAAGGGGATAACCGGAATCACACCCGAAAACCTGGCTAAAAAGGAAACATCAGCATCCAAACATGCCGAAACAGAGAGGAAAAGAAGGCAAAGAGAAGCACAGACCGCGCATGATAAGGCGGCCGAGCAATACAATACCACCCAGCAACAGACGGAACAGCTAAGACAGCAATCCGCACAGACAAAGCAGGAAATGGCGCAGGAAGAGGTAGGCATTCAGCAGAACACCGTCGATGTCATGAAGGATGGCCTGCAGAAGGAACTGGCACAAATTGACCTGAACTATAATAAGTCAATCGAGGAAATACAGAAAAAGAGAAATGACTGGGTAAAAGAACTCCAAAAGACGATGGATCTTCAATTTGAGAAGGCACATCCGAATTGGAAAAAACAGAAATTGGCCCACCCCGTGGCTACTTATAATGACCTTTCAGAGGAGCAGAAATCCATCCTGTCAACAGAGACGGAGCAGGCCGCAACGACAAAGAGCGTCGGTACTGCTAATGTCTATAAGAATCTTTTAACGCAATATGCCAACTATGAACAGCAGCGAGAGAATATCCGTAAGAAATATGCCAAGGATCGTGAATCCCTGAATACGGCAACGGACGAAAATGGAAACAAGTTGACAGCAAAGGCACTGGCTGACTATCAGGCAGAACTGGACCGTCAGGAAAAGCAGGCAATCAAGCAGGTAGACGATGCCGAAATATCCCAGGTATACAAGGATAATAACCTGTTCGTGAAGTTGTTCGGTGACACGTCTCAGGAAAGCGTTGCGGAGATACAGAAGATTATCGACAAAGTCCGTGAACTCCTTGAATACCTGCAGGCCCCGAAAGATGCAAACGGAAACGGTATCATCGACGCCAAAAAAGGCAAATTCATTACGAAAGACACCATTACGAAAGATACAGGGCTTTCAAATGAAACTTTGACCAATTTGGAGAATGATCCTGAAAAACTAGCATCTATTCAAAAGCAACTTGAACAGCTCCTTACTACTTTACAGCAAAATGCTCCATTCGAAGCCTTTTCATCTAATATTTTAAGAGCAATTGAAAAAATCAAAAAAGGTGGAGATGTATTAGATGACAAAGGAAATGATACAGGCATTTCTAATATTAGCCAAGGTATCATTGATATAGGGGACGCTATACAGAAAGTTACTCCTTCAGTAAGTAAACTAGGAAACAGTTTATCTCAAATATTCGATAAAGGGTCATCTAAGGGCGGTCGAATGGCCGATCAGATAAATACGGTTGTCAACATATTGGGGTCTGTAGGCACGTCGGCAAAAGGCGTCGGAGAGATTATGTCGGGTGATGTCGTAGATGGCATAGCAGATACGGTAAATGGCATTGGCAATCTTTTTTCTATGGCCAACAGTGCGGCAAAAAGGCATAAAGAGGCACTTAAGGCCATCATGAACGAGGAGATAGCGCAACAACGTGAATATAATCAGCTCCTCGTACAGCAGAACCTTGAATATGAACAGGGAACAACCGCCTTCGGAACAGACGCATACGGAAAGGCTTCCAACGCCGTAACTGAATATGGAGAGGTGACCAAGGAACTGAAATCGGCGCAAAGCAGCTTAAGCAGCATATCTATCATAACCGGACACAAGAAGACCGGATTGTTCGGTTGGGGGAAAGGTAAGGATGTTTATAGTTCACTATTATCTCAATATCCTGAACTGATAGACAGCGCAGGCAAGTTCAATGATGAGTTGGCCGAATCAATCATCAACACCCGAAAGATGTCGGATGAGGATAAGGCTACATTGCAGAATGCCATCGATCTTTACAAGGATCAGCAGGACGCACTGACACAAATGCGCGATTATCTGTCAAGTATCTTTGGAGACCTCGGAAGTACAATTACAGATGTACTTGTTTCAGCATTTGAGCATGGCACTGATGCGGCAACGAAGATGACGGATTCCATTTCCGACATGTTATCCAAGTTGGCCGAGCAGATGGTATATGACGTAACTTTCGAGCCTTTTATTGAGACGGCACAGAAGCAACTTGAATCGATCATGGAAAATACCGGCCTTACCGACACTGATAAGTTCACGAAAGAGACACAGGTACTACAGACATTGTTCAGCTCCATATCAGGAAATGAGCAGAAAGGCCTGGACCTGTTGGCAGAGGTCAAGAAGATAGGCGAGGAATATGGTTTTGACCTTTTCCAGGATAGTTCACGGTCGGCAACAACATCCTCGGCTGTAACTGCTTCGCAGGACAGTGTTGATGAAATTGCAGGGCGAGAAACGGCAATACAGGAATATTCGAAGAAATCATCCGACAGTCTGTTATTACTCGTTTCCGTCGGCAATCAGGCATTGGATCACCTGGCCGGTATAGACAAAAATACGAAAAGTATAGACGGACGGATCTATGATATGCAAAAAGACATTACAACGATGCGCAAGGGCATCGACCGGATAAACGATTATGGAATAGATTTGAAGAAATGATGAATTACGGACGATTTACATTAGACGGTTCAGACGCGTACGACAAATACGGAGTATTCGTCGCAAACGACGGATATGCGGCTCTTTTGTCTTATCCGGCATTGAAGGCCATAGACGAAAATACGTGGCCCGAATTGAATGGTGTCGATCCTGACCTGATGTCCCCTGAACTTGACACACGTTCATTTCAGATACCGTTCTATTCAAAAACCGTCAATAGCATTCAGGATTTTTACAAGGATATTTCAGAGGGCGCATTCCACACATTTTGCTTCACCGAATTGGGCGGTTTGTCTTTGCCCCTTCGTATGGTCCAACAGGACAATCAGACACTTTTTCCGCATATAGGATCCTTCACGCTAACGTTCGCCGACGATACGCCATTCGTTGAAAATTATGCGTACGACAAACCGGACGCGTCTACTTTCCTTACGCCTCCACAGTCGGGCTATCAGATAGACGATCTGAAACTATCTGACTTAGGCATCTATGTACTGAATGCACAGGACATCTATCAGATGCCAACGGTAAAACAGAATCTACTTATCAACAACCCGACGAATAACGGTGCAACATACGACGGAAAGAGTGTGCTATTCAGTAAAAAGGAATTGACGTTGAAATGCTGGGCGAGATATACGACACCGGCAGCGATGATAGTGGCTCTCAACGCTTTTGTGCATGACCTACTGCAGACGACCGAAAAGACAGATACGGACGGAACGGTCTATAACGATGCCTTGCACGAGTTATTACTCGCAGATACGAATGAGGACTATCCATTCTACTATGGCCAACTGACTGTAACGAAATTCCAGATTCTCTCGAACGGTACGGTCTGGGTTGAGTTTGACCTGAAACTTGAACTGACCGCAATGGATGTTGACGGCGAGATTTACCTTTTGGCGACCGAGGACGGACAGTTCTATATACAAACCGAGGACGGACAATATTACATTAATCTGAATAAATATGTCGATAAAGAGTAAGACAATATCAAGTTTAGACCTTACGGATAGCTTGACAGGATTATCAACCTTAGGTACAAAGGTCATCAATGGAATCCAGACAAGTGTGCGTGTGAGCCTGGAACTCCTGCAAACTGCCTATAACAATATGCTGACCGCTATAGGTTTGGCTAACACCGCTGTGACAAATGCGAAGAATGCCACGGACGCCGCTAATACGGCAGCTACGGCAGCACAGAATGCGGCAGCATACGCAGCACAACAGGCAGGAGCGATTAACGGCATTGACCGCAAACCGGCAACTCTATATGCAATTGACGAAATAACCGTTCCTGTCGGATCATCGCCTGTGCTACTTAAAAAGCTATATCCGGAAAGCGCAAACCAAAGCGTTGTTTTTCAGGTTTATTCTGGTACGGCTCAAATCAGCCCCGACGGAACATTGACATCACAGACCGTTGGCGATGTAATCGTGAATGTCATATCGACTGAATCATCCGTGATATGGCGGCAGATAACCGTTCATGTCCGTGCGCTCGAGGCTCGGATCGCCGAGGACGGAACTGCACGAACATCAGAAGATGGAACGGCAATAGAATGTTGAACAATTTAAAATTATAAGGATATGAAAATATCAGAAATGACATCAGTGTCCGCATTGCAGGGCAGTGAATTGATTGAAATTGTACAGGACGGGGTATCGCATAAGGCTACACTCAATGACCTTTGGAACGCATCTCCTAATGCGGCCGGAGTATATCCTGACGTACCTTTGAACAGGGTAACGATCAAGCGTTTTTCAGGACAAACGGCAACGAATATTACCCTATCCGATAATGTCGGGTTGGTTGACATGATAAAAAAGACAGCTTATCCGGTATTGTTGGATAGAAACAGTAAGATCGCCGCATATCTTAACGGCTCTGATATAACAAAGACTGTTGACGGACTTCCTGCAACACTGAATGACTGGACGATCCAGGTCATGACGCGTGTGGGAGGATTCTACACAAAGTACGAATATGATGCAACGAACAACATCAAGATATTCAAGTATTCACCTTTCAAGGTTTCAGGTTATCGTTATGTCCGTCGCAGATTCTTGAACTGCTATGGTGGTACGGTTGTAACGAACGGTTCTACACAATATCTTGTATCTAATTCAGGGCAATGGACAACACAGAATTACAATATTCAACAATATCATGCCTTTGCAAAGAATCTCGGATCATCATACCGTGAGATTGCATTACAGGATACAGAGGTTTACCGGATATACTTTTGGTTGATGCACCTTACATTCAACTCACAATCAGTCTATAACGGAGTGGTCGGCATCGATTGGAATAAATGGTGGAATACAGCTAATTCCGCCTCCGGTGCATCCAACTGCGGCCAGTTTTTTCAAACCGGCGTCACAAACGCTATTGCAGGGCACGAAGGACAACAGTCACAGACATATACATACGGCGATAATACAACCGTGCAAATCAGCCCTTACAAATTTCTTTGGCGTGAGGGAATGATGTCGGGTCCGTATTGGATTTGGAATACAGGATATATCAAGAAAAACGGCATCTGGTACAAGCCGAACGACCTTGCAAACATTGCTTTTGATGTTACTAACAATTATACCGAATTGTGTGCTGATTGTCCTAATTCAGGTTGGCAATTAGAGGAGTATGAAGATACAATGATTCCTACACAAGTAGGCGGTTCGGATACCACAGGGCATTCGGATTATTATTGGCGGAATGGAACTGATACCAAGGATGATGTATACGCCTCGCTTTGCGTCGGTGGTGCGAACTACGGTTCCTATGTCGGTTTGTCGTGTTTGAACTCGGGCAGCGGTGTTTCGTACGCGAACGCGAATTTCGGGGGTGCTCTCGCTTCCGATGACCCGACAGACCCGACCCCCGACGGCACGGTGGCGTCATGACGAAATTGAAATCGAAATCGGCGCGATTTTAATCGCGCTCCTCTCGTTAGCTTTTCCCCGAACGCCTCGCTTTGCGTCGGTAGTGCGAACAACGGTTCCAATGTCGGTTTGTCGTGTTTGAACTCGAACAACGATGTTTCGTACACGAACGCGAATTACGGGGGTGCTCTAACTCCTAATAAATTGCAGATTTTAAAAAACAGAAATATACATCAGGGGATAGGCTACACTAATTAAGTGAAACTATGCTGCAACATCGGACGGTTAGTAGCGATAAAAATGTTTGAAAGCCGGCCGTTCAAAAGGAAGCGAATGTATGCTCCTTGAAAACAGAAAAGAAATGAAAAGAAAGTTTGTTGACATACGGAAAATAGCATGTTATGACAATCTCTATAATGATTGGCTTTCGTGCAGCCACGGGGATGGCAAGGACCGCCGCCGGGATATTATCAAATATGGCAAGGATCTACAGACTAATCTCTTAAGACTACAGAAAAGGTTGCTTTCAGGTACTTGGAAGCCTGATAAAGGACGGACTTTCACAATCCTTACAGAGGGTAAATGGCGTGAAATACATACCGTTGGCGTTGATGACCGAATTGTTCACCAGGCTATTGTCAGGGAATTTAATCTGCAACAAAAATTCATAAACCGGACATTCGGGAGTATCAAAGGACGCGGCACGCTTCGCGCTAATAAACAGGTACGCCGTGATATTCGAAGGAGCGGTTACGAATATGCTATCAAGATGGATGTACACAAGTATTATCCATCGGTATTGAAATCAAAACTGATAGAACTATTACGATTGAAATATAAGGGTGAAAAATCCCTACGGTTAGCCGAATCAGTTATCAATAGCTATAATCCGGATGAAGAGAGGGGAATTTCTATCGGTGCTCTTACATCACAGAACTTCGGTAATTTCTACCTCACGCCGTTTGACTATTTCGTTTTGCAGGATTTGAAGGTCAGATATTACAGTCGCTATGTTGATGATATGATTATCCTTTGCAGGGATAAGACACAGGCATCCGTTTGGATTCCACAGCTAAAGAAGAAAGCTGCCGAATTCGGACTGACATTCGGCAAGATAGACCTTTTTCCAATTGACAAAAGGAGAATAGACTTTTGCGGTTACGCTATAAATAAAGATTCGATAAGAGTACGTAAGGGAACAATAAAGAGATTTTCCAAAAAACTTAATTCCCTTCAAAATAGACCACGCAATCCTATGTATGAGCGTAATTGTGTGGAGAGCTATTTAGGCATACTGAAATATGCGGACAGTTATAGGATTACTAACATTTTAAAACAAAAATACAATGAAGTTTTTAAACGAGTCAACAGATACGCCACGCGAAAAGGACGTAATGAAATTAGAACTGCGTGTGCCTGATCCTGGCACGAACGAATATCGCCGTTATTTCAACCACCGCACCGTGCAGCAGTCACAGAATGATACTGTAGACGGCAATACGACAGAGAAGCAGATAACCGTTCCGTGTGCCGATTATGTAGCCGTATTGAGTGACCACGATCCAACGGATGACGAATGGACTGCCGTTCTTTCCGCAAATGGTTATACGGCTGATCAGATTACGGCTATCCTGAAAGGAGAATAAGGGAATGAAAATCAAGGATATTTCAGTCAAATACAGGGGCGGATTCAAAGGCCTCTATATTGATGTGGGAACGCTTATACGCAAGCAGATTCCATTTGATGTCGTTGATTTCATCCGCGGAAAATCATGCGTCCATGACTGTGAATCTTATTGCCGGATGCAGATACGCATCAACGGAAAGCTGTATGTTACCTGGCATTCATCTGAAATACTGACTAATTTTCTTGAGGACTGCCGGGCGCAGGAAACGGACGAAAAGAAGATATTCCCGATCGAGGATTGTATGATGGTTGTCGGAGAGGACCGGGGTTATTACCTACAGGACGCTTCCGGCATCGAAACTACTTTTACGGATAAGGATATTGAACGCCTTATCCGCCAGAAAAGAAGAAAATAAAATAAGAGAAAATGATAACACTATATGATAGCACGGGCACGAAGCTGTATGATCTGGACGTTACGGATGAATCATACAGTAACAAGGCTATAATGTCTGATGACCAGTTGACATTGAACTTTTCGAGTACTGATTATTACGACATACCTGTCGGGGCTTATTGCTCATTCGGAGGAACAAAATATACCTTGCTAAGTGAGGCTAACTTCACGAAACATGGCACGCGCAACTTTGAATATTCATTGGTACTTGATGTTGACGGTGCAGGCCTGAAGCATTGGATGGTTCGTGATTCAGACGGCCGGTTATCATTTTCCTATACAGGCAAACCCGCAGAGATATTACAGTTCCTCGTTGACAATTGTAACCGTCATACAACTGGATGGACGGTCGGTAATTGCATTGATGATGACGATATAACCGTTACGTTTTCACATACCTATATCTCGGATGCTCTTAAGCAGTTGGCAGACACGGAAGAAACCGAGTACGAAATCAAAGGAAAAGCATTGTCTTTGTGGAAAATAAAGTATAACGAAGACAACCCGATCACGTTGCAATACGGTGAGGGGAATGCGTTCAAGGTCGACGTAAAGCGTGAAAAGACCGATACACAGATAGATGTCCTTCTGCCAGAGACGTCAGATCGGAATATTGATTACAGCAAAACTGGACACAAAGAACTTCTATTGCCTTTGGCACAGACATTAGGCTATGACGGTACTCATTATGACAATGAGACTGGCTATGACAGCACGAAGGCACGGACATACAAAAGCTCTGATGATGGTTATTCCATTATGCGGTCTGATAATACTAATGTCAACGGGCATGAAGTCGGCCTTGATTGCTCAAAGATTTATCCGTCCCGCACAGGCACGGTCTCCTCGGTAGCCGAGGTTGACCGGAACGGCCACCTCTATGATATTGTTGATTCCGCTATACCCGAAGATCTTGACTTTTCGAAATATATTATCGATGGCAATAATATGACCGTCATCTTTCAGTCCGGTATGCTGGCCGAAAAAGAGTTCGACGTATCGTATCATCATACGGCCGTCGGAGCTAAGGCAGCAAAACGGTTTGAAATTGTCGCACAGGCATTCGACGGTATCACGATGCCGGACTATGGCACGGGCTACCTCCCTGCAGTCGGTGACAAATATATTGTGTTCGGCGTTCAACTACCTGATGCCTATATCTGTGACAATCCTACAAAGACAGGCGCGTCGTGGGACGTTTTCCGAAAATGCGCAAAATACATGTTTGACCACGAGGACAAAAAATTCACATTTTCAGGCAGCATAAACCCCGTGTGGGCACACCGCCGTTGGAACAATGTAGGCGGTAAGTTCATATTGGGCGGTTATGCGCAGGTAGTTGACGAACAATTTATGCCGGACGGATCACCCGTGCGGATAACGGCAATCAAACAATATGTCAACCATCCGTACAGACCTGAAATTACTTTGTCAAATGATGTCACGGGCGGAATGGCAACAACGGCAATACAGAAGGCAGAAAATCAGAAAGTAACGATAGACGAAAGCAGTAAGCAGTCGGTACGCTATACTAACAGACGGTTCCGTGATGCACAGGAGACAATATCAATGTTATCTGCAGCAATAGACAATTTCGGTACGGCGATCAATCCGGTAAGCGTTCAGACAATGGCTTTACTCGTTGGTGACGAAAGCCTACAGTTCCGGTTTGTCGACAACATGACAACCCCTAACGAAGTAAGCCATGCGATAACATACGACACTGATACTAAGATTCTACATTCGGATGCCGGTATAATACAGCACATGACACTCGGAATATCGAGCCTTTCTGATTCACACGCCGCGTCGGAATACAAGTTCTGGACAATGACCACCTTTGATTCTGCCGCTCTTGACGATGGATCAGTGTCATATTATCTGTATGCTAAATGTTCAAAATCAGCCTCAACTGGTACTTTCATCCTTTCGCCGACTGCGATAAAGATGGAACAGGTAGACGGATATTATCATCTTCTTGTGGGTGCCTTAAATTCCGAATATAATTCTACACGTTCTTTTGTCACCCTGTACGGATTCAGCGAAATACTTCCTGGACGCATCACGGCAGACAAGATAATCAGTTCAGACGGTACACAATTTATCGACTGGGTAAAAAAGATCTTTAAGATAGGCGGAGATAATTCTAATTTCAACTACAACACACAGGGGGACGGTAAAGTCAGAATCAAGGGAGCAATCGTTCAAAGTCCGTCTGGTGATGAAGCGACAATAGCAACATTCCGCGGGACTTATTCGGAGGTTGCCACCTACTTTTTAGGTGACGAAGTGACATATTCGATAAATAATAGCACATCTACATACAGATATATCAATGACGTATCTTCGGTAGGCAAAATACCGGGGACGGATAACGACTACTGGAAAATCGTCGCACAGGGGAATTCGAGTTATATACATGTAGCCTATTCAACTGCAGCAGACGGTTCAACTGGATTCTCTACCACTGACCCCACGGGAAAGACTTATATAGGTACTTATTCTGATTCAAATGAAGCAGATTCAACAGACCCCACGAAATACACATGGGTGCTTATCAAAGGTGAAGTTGGCGAAACCGGAGCTACCGGCAACGGTATTTCTTCCTATTCTGTGACTTATCAGAAGAGTACAAGCGGTACTGATATTCCAACCGGTAGCTGGACCACGTCTATCCCTTCACTTGCAGCAGGAGAGTATTTGTGGACTA